CATCACGAAGAAAAACATATTGATTCTCCAATAAGTCAAGAATTGGAAAATCTCCTTGATAAAATTGAGCTAATTCTTCTTGGGTAAGTGAGACTTCTCTAATTCCTGTATAGTCCATTTAGACCTCCTCAGATTAGTTCATCAATAGAAGAAATAATACCATCATATACGCCGCGTTCAACGCCTTCGCGCGCGGATACATACCAATCGCTCTTCATCTTTTCATCTACTTCTTCTTTTGTAAATGAAGTTCTATCGAGAATAACCTGAGAAAGACGAGAAACTTGCTCATCATATTCTTTCATAAAATTAGCAATCTGATCATAAGTTCCCTGAATGCCGGAACAACTTCCTTGATGGAAAAGAACAGAAACATCACTGCTCAAAGCATATCTCTTATGACACATTAAAAGTATCATCGCCGCGGCACTATAAGCGCACGAAATATTGATACCAATAACAGGAGTTTTTGAAAGGCGAATAATATTGCCGATGGCAGTAAAAACATCAAGCTC